CTCCTGGCAACGGTACGTAACCGAGTCGGACCATTCGATCGTATCGGTTTCACACATAATGTCGCCTTCGTCGAGGCGTAACAGGGTGGTCGTGTCGTCGCTGTAAAGCACTGTACACGGCTGAATGTCGCCATGCAGTACGTAACGGATTTCGTTCAGTTGGGGCTGTGTGGTGTCTGGACGGGCGAGTAGTTTGTGCACCGACGTCAGTACGTTAGTATCCATGGCGTTGTTGTTCAATAGCAGCGTAGCCGTGTCGTGGAGTTCTGCGAGTAGTTCTTCAACTCGGGCGGTCTGTTCCATCGCTTTACACATCCCGTTGTTGGTAAACTCTGCGGATTTTAAACTGCGTACCGCGTCGTCCTGCTCCGACTTTTTGAGTTCAAGCGCTTCGACAGCGTTGAATAACTCGGTAAGTCCTGCCGACTCTGGAAGTTCGACTAATTGCTTGAGGCCGTTAATCGTGCCTCGTAGCTCGTCGCGTTCAGTGCGTAGCGCTTTTACAAGCCCTTCAACGCGTTTTACAAGCTGGATGCTTGATTCGCTGCGATAGTCGCCTTGGAGTAGTTTACAGAGTGCTTTGTATGTATCGGTTTGCATGTCGTGCTCCTGTTCGCTCCGAAGGAAAGGGGGTTACTCGGCGCGCCTGGAGCGACTTAGGCTTCAGATGATGTGCCCACCAACCTAGCCGAGTACATGTGAGTGGCGAAGCTTGACACCCACGAAACGAATACTAGCGCACCCGTCGCGGTGCGTCAAGCTTCGCCCTTGATACTTTTCTTATAAATTTCTGCGGCCTCTACGGCGCTCATGGTCGTGTTAATCGTTTCGACTGGCTGACCGTCACGTCCTGACACTTCGAGGCGTTCAGGGGCATACGCGCCGCCCATCTTGGCCAACATGTCGGCGTACTTCGCTCGGGTCTTCTCGCCGACCGGTTCGCGAGGTATTACAACGAACTTTCCGATCAGCGCTTCGAACTTGAACTCTTCGACGTAGGGCCACAAGTGCTGCGGGACTTCGTACGGGTCTTGTACGACCGGAGTCGATACGTACCCCAACACCTCGCCGGTTTTCGCGTTTGTGCGCTCGACAATCTCGTGAGGTAGGAATGCGAAACGTTCTTTCGGATCCATTGCCAGGCGTCCGAATTGTGCGGGCAGTTCCGCGATCGAGTCGCGGAAGCGTTGCGTCGCCTCTTCGCGTAATTCAGCGAGACGCGCCTTCACGTTGTCGCGCTGCTTGAACTGCGAAATGTACTGTAGTTTTTGCTGGTTGTTGCGTGTGTGCCGCTCGTTTGGAAAGTGAATGTCGAATACCGTCACGCTGTCGTGCCCTCTCGACGGTCCGAACCAAATCAGGTCACACAGCTTCAAGTCCTCGTCGGATAGTATCGCCATGTGTAAATTTCTCTCGGTTATTTCTCTTGATGCTTGCGATATTAGCGCACCGCACCCGTAACGTGCAACCAGTATCGCCACGAGGCGCAACGAGCGAAGCATTACGGAACGCTGTATCGTAATAGAGGGTTACACACGCCCGTGTGACAGCTCAAACCCCGTCACATAAGGGCTTAGCGTAAATCCCCTGAAAATTTCCCTTTATATAAGCTCTTTTATCTATTATCTATAATTTCTTACTTTCTATAATTTCTTATATATTATTACTTTATATACTTATATAGGATATTAACCTGTGTTACTTTCGTCTCTAGCCCTTGCTACGTAAGGGCTTAGCGGTAAAAAATCGTGTGTTACTTTTGTTTACCGCTGTTACCCCATCTATAAAAACACCCCAAATAATTATAGATATTGAGTATTACGGTACGCTGCCTCGTAATGTCGCTTATAGATGAACGCCGTACCGTAATCTTTATCTATAACTCACTTATAGATAATCAGTGAGAATCTATAATAATTTATAGTTAATGAGGCACGTCACACTACGCGACTTATAGGTAGTTTGACGCGTCACAGCCCCGTAATGGTCCCGAAGCACCTTCCCGAACCTTTTTATTGGTAGCGGAGTGTGTTTAATCCTCTCGCAAAATAGGCAATACGCATCGTGTACGAATTGTAGGGGTATTTTCGCACCGGTTTCTTCTACCAATTCATTATAGAAAAACCGCCCTTCAACAGGTAAACCATGCCCTTGTAACATGCGTTTCATGCTTTCGTAGGTCTCGTGGTCTATCCACTCGTTAGGGTTACAGGGGCGTATTAGGCGCGACATTTCCCCCGCATATACGACGCGTTCTTTGCGTGTCTGCAATTCTTTAAGTGCGTGGGGAGACGTTAGGAAAGAGCAGATCCGCGACACGTTCTCGACTTCGTAATCGGAGTTTTGCGTATACAGAACATGCCCTGCTGACTCTAATAATGTTATTCTGATCATTTCAATCGCACCCCCGCGTAACCTTGCAACTTAACCCCCTTAATAGACACGACTTTCTTAACACCACCTAAACGGTTTAAAACTTCTTTCAGCTCTTTCGCTAGTGTGCCGTTATGGACTTTACCCTTGTAATACTCGTTAAATGCCTTGTAGAGCTCCGCCGTGTGGACGCGGCCTTCAGGGTCAGGGACGACCTTATTTTCTACGAACTCTTTAACGTTTAGTGACGGCGTGGTTCCGCTCGATAAGTAAAAACGACTGTTAGGAAACTGAACCGAGAGATTAACCTCGGTGCGTTCCAGCGTATCGTTATTGACCACGATTAGGTTTTTAGACATGTAACCTCCTTATTTAGTGTTACCCTGTGATATTACCGTGTAACCGTTAAGAGGGTCAAGACGTCCAGATACGAAAAGACCACCCGAAGGCGGTCTAGTCTTTCATCATTTCCAATTCTGTTATCGCAGCGTAGTGTCCTCGTTTGAAGGATTCTGGTAACCTCTCGGATCTAAGCTTTGCACGTATCCTGTCGATCGCCTCGTCTAGTACGCGGTTTCGTTCGGCTTTTAACTCTTTCTTCCAATTTGTACGCTTTTTAGGTTTAGTGTGTCGGGCTTTGAAACCCGACATAAACTCGTTAGCACTCGGCATTAATCTAACTCCACAACTAACCCACCGTTAACGAACTCGCATTTCTTACCGTATACCGCGAAAAACCCGTTGATGAAAAACTGACCTAGCTCCGAACACATAACGTTTAGTTTGTCTTCACCGTTCAGAGAACATTTAACTGTCTCGCCAGTTTCCTGTTTGATTAGGTTTTCCCACTTTGTTGTAAGTTGCTGCTTAGTCATGGTGTCGCTCCGATTTAGTAAGTGTGTTTCGTTTCGTTGAGGTAATAATACGACACTACACTGTGTAATAATAGAGTAAAGCGATAGAAATGTGACGTATGTCATAAAAAAGCCCCGCGACATGCAGAGCTAGTGTTGAGTCAGTGCGAAGGATAAGGTGTGTAGACCGGTATACCTGCGCGTTCGGCCCGTCCCACCATGTCCGCCGTCCCACTACCGCCAGGAAAAGCGACTAGGTATTGCGGTTTGAGTAAAAGCATAGCGCTGTTACGCTTAGGTCCCGCTCCTCGGCTGTAAGAGTCCCACAGTGCGGGAACTGCAGCCGCATGAATACCAAGACGATTAGCCCACGCAGCGCAACGGCGGTCAACGCCTCGCGCGTCACCATGGATAAGCATGGTGATAGGGTTTGTCTGGTGGAAAAGGTTCATAGCCTCGTCAATATCGCCTACGTAACCACGACCGCCTGTTACAAGTACGATCATACTTCATTACCCCAAACGAACCAACCGGGGCGCGGTTCCCTCGCGAACATTTCAAGCCTGAACTGACAGTTAGCGAAGCGGTCGTCCATTTCGTCGTAAAAATCGACAGGCTTACGGCTGTGACGCCCTGGATACTCGACGGAGGCGAGCGTATAGCCCCGAGCGTGCGACAGTAACGTGCTGTTAGCCTTGCCGCGCGTACCGAGTAGAATAAACTCACAATCTGACATACCCCACGGACCCGTCACGCCGTGCGGCTTATCGTTAACCGTGCGTTTCGCCCACACGCGATCGATACGTACCGGCTCGAATCCCCACGCTCTGCACACTTGGTACGCCTGCTCGCCGAACGCACCCGTAAACCATAGTTGAAGCACCGCTGTATCTGCCGCAACGTTGGCCACGGGTAGCGCGCATATTTCGTCGACCGTCATGGTCGGATAGTCGAGCTCACCGTGACGACCGCTGCGAGCGCCACGCGATCCATATTGCCACGGTGGATCGGCTGCAATAAGGTCGCAACGGATCGGCGGGTTGTAAATATCGTATTTCATTTCAAGAGCTCCATTGCTATCCGTACGCCAAGCCATTGCACCACGGGT